GCTTTTACTGGTCCTGCCATGTTAGCCTCCTATTACTCAACGCTGTTGTTTGCCATTACATAAGTAAGAACACCAGTGAATGTGCCGCCAGTAGCAGCAGAAGAGCCAACGATGCCTGTAACCGTTGCATCAGCAGCTAAACCGCCAGCAACTGCAAGTGCGCCATCTGCACCTTTTAAAGTTCCAGCAGTATCAGCATCAACTTCGTTAAAAAGACCATCTGGATCAGCAGACGTACCAATATCAACTGTTGGATTTGTACCACCAGTTGAACCACCAATTGTCATAATTGAAATTGGAATTGCACCAGCAGGTAAAGTTAATGTTTCACCTGATGTTGCAGACGTTCCAACTCGAACATTTGTTGCAGATGATTGAGTTGGATCAAAAGAAATCTGAACGCTTTGCGTTACAGGTGTTGGAGTATGAGTACCCCTAGTGCCGCCGCCCAATGATCGAACAACGCCTTGGAAAGTAGTAGTAGCCATGTAAATCTCCTGTCTTGGCTAATGTCAGTCGCCCCATGCGACTGTCAGGGATGACAAGAGAATAACACATTATAATAAAAAAGAAAGGGGCAACCGAAATTGCCCCTGTTAGATTAAGAGAAGTATATAACCTCTCTATATCATATTTTACGCTCCGGGTGAACCGAAAACACAACGTGGGTCTGAGAACCCAAATGAATAACGCTCACGAGCCTTGAATCTCATGTTACCAGTATCGAAGTCAGCTTCCATACCAGTAGTCATTGCAGAACGCTCAAAATGTTTAAATCCATTAGGAGCATCTGTTTTCAAGAAGAACGCATCTGGATCAGTTAAGAAATGATTTATTGTATAACCATTCGGTAACATTCCCATGTTACGAAGGGCGTTTACATCATTATCTGCTGTTCCAACACGAAGTGTTGACTCCAACAAACGATCCGCAACAAATTGCAATTGTGGTGGAACGATTAGTTTCATACCACGAAGAGCAATAATCATGTTACGCTCGTCAACGAATGTTGAGATGTCAATAAGAGCATTCTCAAGTGAAGTTTCGTTGAGGTCTGCAGCAACTGAAGGCTCATTACGGAAAGTACCTCCGCCAGCTAGTGGGTGGTCAGTAGCACAAAGCTCCTTACCATCACCTCCGGCAAAGCTACTATCGAACGCATTGTTCAATACCGATGCAGCTTTCACTTGCTTGGTGTGAGCCATTGAACGAGCTAACGCACGAGTATATCGAGCGCCAAGACGATCATAAAGATTGTCCTCAACAGCTTCTTCAGTTAGTGCGAATGCAAGTGCAACTGTTTCGTGTGTATAACGAGCAGTAAACGCTTCATTTGCATTGTCAAACTCAACGCCAGAACCTTCAGCTTTTGTAGGAGCATTTCCAAATCCAACAAGCATTACTTCTTCTTCAAAAGCACGATCAGATGCCTCTGTGTCAAAAATTTCTGCGTGTTGGTTTTCGTATCTGTCATACTCCATACCAAATAAAGCGTTTAGACCCGGCTCAAGCTCTTTGACGAGTTGTGAACGAGAAATAGCCATAACTCAATCTCCTTATGCCAAGCCTGCAGTGCCAGCACTGTACAGGTGGTTGTTGATTCTCACGACCACATTAGTGTTCGCAGACGAAACATCGCTGTTCTCAGGATCTTGAGAAATATCAATGGCTTTCAACGGCAATGCTGCTGTTGTTGCACCAGTTGTTACGTCAAGCTCCATGCGAGATGTACCAGATGTGGTATCACCTACAGGAGATTGATCAACGATGTCGAAATTACCAGCTAAATCAGCTACTGGAAAAGCAGCATCAGCTTGAATTTCGAATGTAGCACCCGGATTATCAATGACGTTAGCCATGATATCTGATGCTGCTATGCTACCGGGGTAGCTATTTGAAAAGGTTGGCTTGTTCGTTGTCGGATCTGTATAAAAACAACCATTAAACACACCAAGGATAAACCCTGATCCGCCTGCTGCAACACGCTCAATAGTGCCTGCTGTAACCATAGCAACCATATCGCCTTGGAAAATAGCAGTGCTATAACCAGAAGCAATTCGGTAGCGATTTTGTTGTTGTGAACTTATACTTGTACGAATCGGACGAAGGCCAAAAGAGGCGTCTTGATTTGCCATTTACTTTATCCTTCAGAGTTTTTGGGTGAGCCGAAGCTAACCGATGATTTACGTTGCGGTGCCATTTTTGGCATCGCGGGGTTATTGTCGCGCATCCAATCGCGATCAACAGCTTCCATTTGGTTTTTAGTAACCCCTTGGTAGTGTTCATTACGTTGATCTGCCAGTTCATTTGGGATTTTTGCAAGTACGAGTCCGCCAACACCAATGATGCCTGCGTTGCGTCCCTCATCTACAACTGGACCTGAATAGTCTGGATAATCTTCTGCGCGAACAAGTTCATATCCTTCTTGCCGTCTTTTATGGACGTTAGTTTTATCATCAAATTCCATCACGGATTCACGAATCCAACGATGTTTATACCCTAAAGGGGCTTCCGGTGCTTCTAAAGCTGAACCGGGTCTCCAAACCTTGCGCTCTTGGCGCTCCCGCGTTTGTGTTTCGCGTGAAGTACGATCAGCCATATCAGTCTCTCCGATTTTCCAGTTTTGCCACTTCAGCCGCATATTTTTCCAGAGGTATATTTAACTTCTGAGCTAAAGCCACTTGACCGGGGTTAAGTTCTACAGATTTTTTCCGCCCTGATTTTAAAGAGCGTGTACCGCTCCCTGCAGGTGTGACAGACTGGACGTTTTTCTTGTCACCCTGAAACTTATTAGGCAATTCTCTACGCATACGTTTATCAATCTCTGCGTAGTATTCGTCAGTACGAGGATCAAAACCCTCTTCTGCAACAAGAGTTTCATGCAATGCACGAGCCGCTCCTGTCATTATACTGTCTTTGCCGAACCATGTATTTTTAGATAACCAAGCCTCTAATTTAGGATCTCTTTCCTGTTGCGGCTGTGGTTGTGGTTGTGCCTGTTGTGGCACTTCAACTTGCTGCGCATCTTGTTCTGATCTAGCCTTTTGAAGCCTCAAGCGTTCTTTTTCAATGGCGATTTGAGCTATTGCAGATTGTGCATCTGCTACTTTTTCATAATCACCTGCCTCGTGAGCCTCTGCTAAAGCACGTTTAGCTTGAGCCTCTTGAGAAGTAATACGCCCCTCATATTCAGATACATAACCTTTATCTATTGTTTTTAAACGCTGCTTTATATTTTCGTTTTCGTTCTGCATCTGTTGAATATACTGAACAGCAGCAGCAGCCTCCTCTTCAGCTTTTCTACGAGCAGCGGTTAGTTTGTTAATTCTTTTTTGAACACCCTCACTATATTGATCAAGTTCTTCTTCATCATCCTGAACATTTGTTCGGGTTGTATCATCTTCTTGTAATTCTACTTCTTTAGAATTTTCCACAACTTCTTCAGTAGAGGTATCCTCCAACTCTACAGATGTTGTTTCTTCAATTTCTTGTTGTTGAGCTTCTGCCTGCATGAAACTTCTTCTCCTCTATTAACTTATACATACGAAATGTCTTTGGGGTCAAGGATAGTTGCTATAATATTATCATCATTTATAATACGAACCTCTAATCCTTCCACTTTAAAGCGATTTCCCGCATACCTTCCTATAAGAACCCAGTCTTTCTCAGAACACCACGCACCAGTTGGGAACTTCTGGGAGTCCTTATAAGCATCTGGACCTAGCTTGACGACATATGCAGCAACTGTTGCAAATGCCTCTTTTTCTCTAACTTGATCTGGAACATACAAACCGCCTTTAGTTTTTTCACTTGGGTAATACGGAATAATTAATATTCTATAGCCAGTGGGTTGCGGTAATCTCTCTAATGTAGAAGTCTCCATATCAGATGGATTATCTTCATTTTTACTTTTAGGTTGGTTGTCTCGAAAGCCTGTTTTTATAGCCTTTTTAGCTACATGATCAGGCACATAGAGTTTTTTACTCATCTGCTTCCTCACTATTTTTTAATATTCTTCTGATTTCATCCTCAACAAAAGCCAACCCCCTAATCTGACCAACACAAAATTTGTATTCATCATAACTAGAAATGTTACCAGTCTCCATCGCGACTTTTATATCGTCACGCCTTTGAGCTATCTTTTTTTTGAGATAATCGAGTAAGTTTATTGCGTCCATAATAGTCTCCCACTAAATCTTTATACGATTTAACGGGAAAAACAAGTATGTATCCCAATATATTTTACCCTATGTGTAAAAAGGGGGCTAATGCCCCCCTCAATTAAGCTATGTCATCCAATAATGCACAAACAATACAGGTTGCAGTTGCGGCGGCTGCACCAGCCGGATCGTATCCAATTGCGTGTACGTCAGCGACTGTCGCATTTGGAAATCTACCGTAGAAAGACTGATTGGGACTAATTTTTACCGCATCTGTAGCAGTGTTTGCTGCAGTGCCTGCATCAAAAACAACATAAATGTCATTAGCTGCATCTGTATTTTTGATATAGATGAACTCGACCTTGTCACCTGTTGCTATTGCAGTTGGTGCAGTATCATCATCCACAGCGGTATAATCAATAAAACTACCCGCCATTAAATCTGTACTAGCAGCACTTACACTAGTTAGTTTGTAATACCACTTATCATTCGCATCCTTTGGCGAAACAGTGGTTGTGGCTTCGATAGTTTTGGCTATCTCGT